TGTAATAATCCAATTCTACCAGATTGAATCATAATTACATTATATCTTTCTTCAAATACAACCAAATCGTAAGTGTATGTATTTAATTTCGCAACATTTTTTCTAAAACCAATGGGATTACCCGATAAATCACAAATATATTCCGATAGAGAACCCGTTGGATCTAAAGGAGGTTGTATTGTATTAAATTCAAATGAAATTTTAGAAAAACGATTAACATTCATGGCCCCACTTGGTTGATACTCTTTTCTTACACCATTTGTACCGAATGAATAAAAATAAATACCATCTTTAGTATTACCAGCGGTCTTGTTGTATTTTTCAACATAATTGTATACACCAGAATCCATCACATTTTCTCTGTAAACACCTTCCATAATAATACCCATGTCAATCAAAATATCTTTCACGTTTTTTGAATAATTACCCAAAGCTCCCGTAATATAAAGTGTATTGGCATTTGTATATTCTCCACCCTTATTTATTATGTCTTGTGTTAATAACATATTTTTCTGCGGTTGAATATCTTTATAAGCCCAATTTGTATAATTATTCCACTCGTTTCTTTGAAAAGCATCGCTTCTTCTGAAACGCCACATCCAATTGGCAACTAAATCTTTACTTTGAATATCTACTATTTTTGAACCAGCCATATCCAAAAAGGTATACTTGTAAATTTGTTTCATTAAAATACTATGACTATTTTGTGCCATTATACGTTGTTCTTCTTTACCAAGAAATATATATGTGGAAATTAAATGAATATCGCTATTCCAATCATTTTTATTTTTATTATAAAGACTAGTAGAAGCTTTTATATCAGCAGGGGGTTGAATAAATCTCCATAGTTGATGCTCTTCAACATTTGGATTGGGTGCCGACCTATAACTAATACCAGAACTATATTGTACATCATTTACATTATTAATAGTATATAAATTTTTAAGGGGTTCAAATGTTATTTTAATAGAAATTTCTTGATATTGAAGAGCAACCAGAGGTATGGCTAATTTACTACTGTCGCAAAAAAAAGCATCCATGGGGATATACAACTTCCTCCCCCTGATACTCGGCTCAACACCAGAGTCATTTAAAAATTGTGAATTAGGGTAAATATTTACACGACCGTTTGAATATTCTGGACTATGTAATTCTGGTATATTTCCTGTCATTTTATCCCATAGCGCCTTTTTTTCTTTAGAGTAATCTCTTTCTTTTAAACATGATAAATATTCTCCACTATATTTTGATAAACAAACACCACCGCTATAAATTTCAATTTCTCTAATCATATATGACCCTATTTCTTCAATCCATTTAAATTCATATGGAACTAATTGATTACCATCAATGGGTGTATCTAAATATTTAATCGGGCTATAAATATCTGGTAAATTTATACAAATATAAGTTTCATATAACATATCGGCATATCTCGGTACTTTAAAATCTAAAACAGTAGGTGAATTGAAATCCAATACCCTATTTCCTTCAAAATCTATTCTAAATTTTTGTAATCCAAAATTAGTATGTTTATTATAAGTAGCTTTAAAAAAGGTTTTTTTAGGATTCCCATTTAATATAATATTTTCATTTCCTTGTGCTGTTAAATTCATTAAACCGCCAGTCATGATTAATATAATATAATATTTTATTTTAAATATTTAATATTTTTGATATATATATTATAAATGAGTGAGGCAATGAATAATATGAAAAATAAAGCCACTGAATTGGCAAATAAAATTATGGATAGCAATTGTTATTTGATTATTGTTTATTTAATATCAATCATTTTCATAATTATATTATCTTATTCGGTATATTTTAAAAAAGAATTAAATAAATCATCTAAAAATTTAGCATTGATGAAAGAACAAGTTGAATTAGATAAGTCGAGAGATAAACCAACTATAAGTTCTTTGTCAGAAACAGATTATATCCAACAATCTGGAACACCAGACCCGGGTCCAGCAGCGTTAATAGATTATCATGTGATGGGTAGTTTTAACAGTTGTTGTACCGGACCAGTTATTAATGGACATGTAAGTTTAGAAGCTTTAAGTATTGTTTTAAACATGGGTGTAAGATTATTGGATTTTGAAATATATTTTAAGGATAAAAAGGTTGTCGTTGCTGCTGGGAGAAATAACGTATACATGAAAGATACTTACAATGAACTGGAAATAGGTAAAGTTTTGTCACATGTAAGAAGCGCGGCAATAAATAGCTCAAATAATGGTACGGACCCATTAATATTGAATTTTAGGATTTTAAGTAAAAATCCAAATGTATATCATATTTTAGAGAAAAAAATATCGGAACATTTGGGTGATTATTTAGTGAATAGACAGTTTGGTAAAGGAGGTACATACAAAAATGTTTTATTAGATACAGAATTTAAAAATCTCAAAAATAAAGTGATTTTATTTGTTCATGACACAACATTAAATTTTATGGATAATCCTAGATTTTTCGAAATAGTAAATGGATTCTCTGGAATGGGTGGTAATTTATTATTTTACAATAATTATCAAATTAAAAATGAAAACAAACCAGAAACATATATAGAAGAAACAAAAAGTAAATTTTGTATAACAATTCCAAATATAATGGATAGGAGAAATTCGGCATGGGTTATACATCATGCGTATGGTATTCAGGGAACATTAATGAACTTTGGTGGTGGTTATAATAGTGAATTGTTAGAAGGATATAAAACAAAGTTTCAAAATTCTCAAAAAGCTTATTTACTTAAGAATAAGGGGATACAGAGAGACAGGTATAAGATAACACAACCATCTGGTCCAAAATCGGACCCATCACCTGTTGTACAGAAATTTGAATTTGAAGGAAATCCAAGTGTTACTCTTTAATTATAAAAATTTTAATAAAAATTTTAATAAAAATTTTAATAAAAATTTTATAATCTATATATATCTATGAATTGTAAAAACAAACAAAATATCGGTGAATGTGAATTACAAATACTGCGTCACGCCGTGGACAATATAGAACTTAAATTGGGTGGGAATTTAATAAATAACCCAGAAATAATTAAAATTATAAACATTGTTGAAGATTTTTTAAAAAGTAAAAAACTTGTTTGTTATGGTGGAACAGCTATTAATAATATATTACCAGCAGAAGACCAATTTTACAATAAAAATATTGAATTACCGGATTATGATTTTTTTTCACCAACACCCATGAAACATGCCAAAGAATTAGCAGATTTATATTATAAATTGGGTTTTACAGAAGTAGAAGCCAAATCAGGAGTTCACGCTGGTACATTTAAGGTATTTGTTAATTTTTTACCGGTTGCCGACATAACTTATTTAGTACCCGAATTATTTAAAAGAATAAAGAAAGAAGCAATACATATTAATAATATACTTTATTCACCGCCAAATTTTTTAAGAATGTTAATGTATCTTGAATTAAGTCGCCCACATGGAAATGTTTCGCGTTGGGAAAAAGTTTTAAAGAGATTGATTTTATTAAACAAAAATTATCCTTTAGTTGGAAAAAATTGTAATTCTGAAATTATTCAACGCATATTTGATATAGGTACAAGGCAAATGTCCCTATTAAACGATAGTTTGAGAAAAGAAAAATTATTGAAAAAAGATAAAGAAAAAAAGAAAAATTCATTAAAAGATATCCAGGCAGATATTTTTGATTGTATTTTTGAATCATTGGTAAATCAGGGTTGCATTTTTTTTGGTGCCTTTGCTAACCGTTTGTTTTACAAATTAATCAAGCGAACAAAAAAGAGCAGGGATAATGCTTTAAAAAAAATTCCAGATTTTGATGTATTGGCCGAAGATCCAAGAAAATGTGCTATAATTTTAAAAGAAAAACTTAAATCGGAAGGTTATAAAGGGGTAAAAATAATTAAAAGACCGAGTATTGGTGAAACAATAGCGGAACATATTGAATTAAAAATAGGCGATGAGACAGTCATTTTCATATATAAACCCACGGCGTGTCATAGTTATAATGTTTTATCAATGAATAATAAAAAAGTTAGAATAGCAACAATAGATACAATGTTAAGTTTTTATTTAGCTTTTTTGTATGTAAACAGACCTTACTATAAGGAAAATAGAATATTGTGTATGTGTGAATTTTTATTTAAGGCGCAACAAAAAAATAGATTGAGACAACGAGGTTTGTTGAAACGTTTCAGTATAAATTGTTATGGTAAGCAACAAACAAAAGAGACTATGCGAGCGGAGAAAAATGATATGTATATAAAACTAAAGGGGAAAAGGCGTTCAAAGGAGTATCAATGGTGGTTTTTGCGTCATGTACCACATGAATTTCATAATAAAAAAATCTCTCTGAAACAAAAAAAGAAAAGTGTTCGTAAAACATTTAAACGCATTGTCAAAAAAAGAAAAAAAAAGGGAAAAACAAAAAAGAAAAGGAAAAAATAAAATATATAATAATATTATGACAAAATATAAAAAAGTATTTATATTTTTTTTTATAATTATCATATTAAAAGAAATATTAAGAAAAGGTAAACTAAATGATTTTAGTATAATATCTAAAATTACAAATATTAAAGAAAAAAATAATTTATATTCTATATCTTTATTACCAACGATAGACAGAGATATTGATTTAACAGGCGAATTTAAATTACTAATAGATAACGCAAATTTAAATAGTAAATCTTTAAATATATTACAAAAAAATAAAGTTTCCATCAAAATACGCCAACTAGGAAAAAATTTAAGCACGCAAATAAAAAGAATGGAAAAAATTATAGCTTATGCTAATAAAAAAAATATTTTTATATGGATAGCATCTGTTTTTAAAAAAGATGTAGAAATGGAATTTGAAGAATATAAAAAGATATTTAAAAAATATAAAAATGTGGGTTTAACAATTGCTGCTGCAAATTATGGTGCGATGGAAAGAGTAAAAGAAATTATTAATATGGGTGGTTTCGTTCGTCTAGTTAAAGGACATTATAAAGCAGATATAAAAAATTGGAATAAAGTAGGCGATATATATGAAGAGATAGCAAATTTTATGGTTGATAGTGGGAAATATAATTGCTTGGCAACACATGATTTTAAGATATTAAAAAAAATAAAAGAAAAATATCCAAATCGTTTTAAAAATATAGAAATCGCTTTTTATTACGGTGCTTATAACTATGTATATAAAAAAGACAACATAGACATAATTAATAATAATTCTAAAAGTTTTTATATTTTTTACGGGGATTACTTATTATATTTAATGGATAATATATTACATATTAATTTAAAACGACTTATTGAAAGTCGGGTAGAATCTATAATTTAATATTTTTCGATATATAATATTAAATAACTTAAATATTAGGTAATAAATTTATGGAAATGATTAAAAGACCAAGTTGGGATAATTATTTTAAGGAAATAGTCCTTGTTACAAAAAGACGTTCAGCATGTGAAAGACTTCAAGTTGGTTGTTTGCTAGTGAAAGACAATAGAATTATAAGTCAGGGATACAATGGGTTTTTACCGGGTTGTCCTCATGAATCTATTATTAGAAATAATCATGAACAATCTACAATACATGCGGAACAAAACGCATTGGCGGATTGTGCAAAACGAGGAGTTAGTTGTTTAGATTCGACAGCATATGTAACACATTATCCATGTATTATATGTTGTAGAATGTTATTGGCGTCTGGTATAAAAGAAATAAAATACATTGACGATTATAAAAACGATGAATTAGTCAATGTATTTTGTAAACAATGTAATGTAAAAGTAACTAAACTGGATTGATTATATTTCACTTAGATATTTAATGGTTTTAATGATTCCATAATAAGAACCACCGTAAAGCATTGTTATAAAAACAAGTCCCTTCAAATTATAAGACCCGGACCGTAAGAAAAAAGCTGGAAAATTAGTTGCCATAGATTTTTTAAAAATGGGTAATTGAAATGTGAAAAACATAACCATAATTAAAAGAGGTGTTTGAATTTCATCATAGAAAAAATCCATTTTATTTTTTTGTCTATCTTTTTTTTGTTTGATAAGGGTTTCCATGGTTTCTTCATCTTGAATATAGTTTGATTTATCTATGTCGGGGGATGGTACAAAATTAGGTTGGGCGGTAAAATCATGTGTTATATGATCCATTTGAAGTGGTATATCACGACTCTGTAAAGCAGTTGAACCGGACTGTGATGCGTCTTGGAGTCCTTGTATAATTTTATTAAGAGAATCTTTTGAAAGTTCTGTAACCGGTCCATTATTTATTGGTCGTTGTTGCTGTGCGACGGGTGGAGCCATTTTAATATTTGTTTTATCTTTGATATCCATTTCCACATTTTCCTTTATATTACTTAATTCATTTGGTAAGGCAGAGATACTTGTAGCCATATACTTATTTAATAGATTCGTTAAATAAGAATATTACGCAAATTCGACAATTTTTTTATTTTTATTACATGAAGTAATTTTTTCTTTATATTGGTAACATTTGTCATTGTATTTAAAAACTTTATCTTTAATTTTACTTATATCGGGAGCTCTAAAAACCATACATTCTCTATCTTTACAAACTTTTCTAAATAAAGTAGCGAGCCCTAATCCTAAAAGAATAGAAATTAGAATTCTACCAAATTCGGTTTTCATAAATCGTTTCATAAACATATTGATATTATATATATTTAAAATATAATATTAATAGAGCATTATTCAACTGTATAATTTTCAATATCATTGTGATTTGCTGGACAATCCATTTCGGTGGCTTCAAATGCAAAACATTTCCCGGTGTGATCTTTATACAATAAATCATTTACATTTTCGGGTGTAGGGTAAACAAAAACTGTTTTTTTATTGGGGTTGGTTATATATGTGAAAAACAATCCGATGGATAAACTAATAATAAATGCTGGTAAATGAAAAAATTTCATATCTATATATTAATTTTATATTAAATATTATGTCAATTATTATGCTGATAAAAATGACCCGAAGATAGGAATATAATGAAACAATGTTTTCTTATCTTTTTTGCTCAAATTCTCCACAGAACATACCCTTTTAATATTTAAAATAATATCATAAGGGATTTCGTAAAAAGAGAATATTTTTTTATTTTTATAAGTAACTAATTCATAATGATTGTTACTAAGTGTCGCGATTATATAATATTTTGGCTTATATGAACCTCGTTTTAAAATAGTATCACTTATCATATCCCCACACATAACAATACCATTATAATTGCCTTTATCATAATTATCTTGTGATAAAATTATAAATTTGACATTCAATATTTCTTCTAAATGGTGTATGGCAGATGAGTCAGCCCAATAACTTCTCTTTTTAATAGCTTCTTTAAAATCATCAGTGCTCCCAATATTCTTCATAAATCTAAATTCATTTAAGTTTAAAGATGCTCTTTTAAGTTCAACCTCCAATTGTTCAAAACGAGATTTAATTGTGACATTTTCCTTTTTTATTTTTTGTTGCTCTTTAATAGCATTCATCATTTCTTCGCGATTTCTTTCAGCCTTAAATTCTTTGGCTTTTTGACCAAATTCACTATATTGTTTTTTTATTAATTTATTTCTTTTTAATAACTCTTCCTTTTCCTTTGTCAAACTAAGTAATTCGTTATTAAAGGCATCATAATTTTCTTTATAAGTTAAATAGTTCCCTTCCTCCATTTTATTAGCTAGTATATTTCTAAGCGTCTCGGCTGATATATTAATTTTTATACCTTTTAATGCTTCCCTTACGGTAGCAAAGAAACAATCACCGTTTACTTCAACTTCTGTAATACCATATTCTTTATTTTTAAAATGTTTTTGAAGCCAATTACTAGTAGATGTAATTACTGATGATTTTTTATCTTTAAGATACATGGTTTTATATTTTAACAATATTTGCTTTTTAAATTTAGTCTCATTTTCTTTTAAAAGTTTTTGAATGTTATCAACCTGTTCAATATTATCATATATATCTTCTTTTTCTTCATCTTCGTTGTCAACATCTAAATCAACTTTCTTTGATTCAGCGCTTTTATCCTCTTCGCCCAATTTATCTAAGTAGGTTTCTTCTTCTAAAGTAAATTCTCTTAAAAATGTACTTTTGTTTATAGTATTGATAATATAATCACTATCAACATAATCAAATAGCAATGGTCCTTCCATATTTGATAAATCTATATCACCGTCACCGTCCAAAACAGATGATAGTTCGCTGCTATAAAATTCATAATAACCAATTTTCTCAATATTTTCTTTAGAAATTACCAAATATACAGGTGTGTATAATATATTTTCAGATTTATGCTCATTTTTAATATTACCTATTGTTAAAACAAGTTTAATACCGAATATCTCCATTTCGTACAGGGAAACATTTTTTCCCACATCCAACTCTTCTATTTCTTTATCTTCAATATATTCAATGGCATCATCTAATACAGATTGAAGCATTTTATATACTTTAATTATATATAATAAATTTTTTTAGAAAACGGTCGTTATATAATTCATTTAAATAAAACCACATCAATTTTCTTTTGTTTGTTATTTCTTCATTTGTTGGATCGTTTTCAAATAAAATAATATCTTGAATTAAATCGCTTTTCCTTTTTTTTCGTGTTGATAATAAATAATATTGTGCTATTAAAGTTAATTGTTTTTTTGTATGATTTTCATCGTAAAATATCTGCGTTGTTAATAGTTTGTCAAAAGCATCATCATATGTTGTTTCCTGTATTTTTTTCAATCTTTCATCGACAATTTCCATAATTTCATTTTGTTGGATATTTTTTTTTGATTTTTTAATCTCTTTTATACTATAATCGATATTGTTGTCCAACTCTTCCATAATTAATTAAATAAGTATGTATTTTTTTATATTTATTTAATATATTTAATCATAATCGATACCAAGGTCATCGAAAATATCCAGTAGTTTAAAAATAATTTTTTTACTTTTATTATTTTTATTCAATAAATTATTAATGTCTATTAATTTTTGTGAAACACTTTCCCAATCATTGGAATTGGACAAGTCGTCACCCAAATGATTAACAATAATAGAAATATTTGAAAATATTTCTTCGTATAACTCGGTTGTATGTTCGTTTAAAAACATTTTTTCGAAAAGTTTGTCTAATAAAGTAAAAATATCTGAATTTGTTAGTAAGTCTAATTTATATAAATTAGTATAAAATAGCGTTAGAGCTCTTCTCTTCGCATTATTTTTGTTTACTTTACAAAATTTATCATAATCATCACCATTACAAACTTCCACATTATCAAAAATCGACATAAAATTATTAAAATTGTCTATACAAATATCACGCATCACGGGAAAATTATCTATTAATTCATGGAATAATTTCGCGTAAAGTTTTACCCAAAATTTATTTTCAGAACTAATATCGAATATAGCACAACCGATTGAAAGTAGAATTTCTTTATTTTTTGAAAAAACAAAATGTCTTATATTCAATATAATTTCCTGTGAAATTTCAGTATAATTATTATCTGTAAGTTTGTTGAGCAATCCCCTAATACGATCTCTATTAATCATGTTTTCATCCTCTTTATTCTCAAACTTTGTTTTCTTAAACGTTGTATTTGGGTTTTTGTCTTTATACGATTGATTTTCCGTCTTCTTTTTTTTAAATACTGGTGTTTTCCTATATGTTGGGGCACCAACTTTTTTCGAAATAGAATTTATAATATCAATAGATGCCCTATTTAACTCATCAATGTTATAATTCATTTTAATTTCATCAAAATCACTGATAGTATAACGTTCTTTCATCATATATTAATATAATTAAAAATTTTGTTTAATATCATTTAATATTCATATTATTTGTTATAATTTTTCAAATATACTTAAATACAAAAATACAAATATACAGATACAGTATTATGGATAACTCAAACATACTAGAAGAAGGGAAGAATGACAATTACAGAAATATTGTTTCGTGGGAAGATAAAGAATTAAATTTAAAAGAAAAATTACTGAGAGGTATATATTCTTATGGATTTGAAAAACCAAGTTCTATACAAAAAAGAGCTATATATCCATTAATATATGGAATTAAAGGCAAAAAAAAGGATATTATTGCGCAAGCACAATCGGGTACAGGTAAGACAGGTACATTTGTTATCGGGGCTTTACAAATGTTAGATGAAACAAAAAATGTACCACAAGCTTTAATTTTAGCACCAACTCATGAATTAGCAAGACAGATTAAAAATGTAGCTGATTCTTTGGGTAATTATATGGATATCAATACGTTACTTTTAGTTGGGGGAACATCGGTTGAAGAGAATAAAAAAAATATTCAGGACTTACGCCCACAATTAATAGTCGGTACTCCCGGAAGAGTTCATGATATTATTAGACGTAAGTATTTAGATACAAAACATCTATCCATACTTGTACTGGATGAGGCTGATGAAATGTTATCAAGTGGTTTTAAAGAGCAAATGTCCAAAATTTTAAATTATATGCCCGAAAAGATCCAAATCGGGTTATTTAGCGCAACTCTCCCGGATGAGCTTCTATCTATAACTTCGTCCTTTATGAGAAATCCTATTAAAATTCTAGTTAAAAATGAAGAGTTGACACTTCAGGGTATATCGCAATATTATATTAATTTAAATGACGATAGTGAAAAATATGATACATTAAAAGATATTTTCCAGACACTTACAATATCTCAATCTATGATTTATTGTAATAGCACAAGGCGTGTTGATGATTTAGAAGAAGCTATGTTAGAAGATAATTTCCCTGTGAAAAAGATACATGGTAAAATGTCACCAGAAGAAAGAAAGAAAACACATAAAGAATTTAAGTCGGGAAGTTGTCGTGTTTTGATTACATCCGATTTATTTTCAAGAGGTATTGATGTACAGCAAGTAAGCGTTGTAATTAATTTTGACATACCAAAAAGTGAATGTACATACTTACATAGAATTGGTAGGAGTGGTAGATGGGGTAGAAAGGGTATTGCTATTAACTTTCAAACAAAGTATGATGTAGACAAGTTGAAATATTTTCAAGAATATTATAGCACGGTTATAGAAGAAATGCCGGCAGATTATGCTCAATCAATTGATAATTAAATATTGCGTATCAAAAAATATAATAATTTATATTTAAAATTTATTATGAAATTAAATTTTAAATATCCAATAGAATATTTGAAAGAAAAACATATTTTACCAGAAGTTTTAAAGGAAGATTTAGAATTATTAAAAACACATTGCCCAGAAAATAAACCAATTTATAATATTTTATTAAAACCGAAAACACAATTGGGTCAAAAAAGTATAGAAAAAAGTTCGAATTTTTATACAACCAATATAGCATATTTGGAAGAAACGCAAAAAATAATAAAAAAATCAAAAAATATAGATTTTGACCCGATTTTAATAGATAATATGTATAATAGATGGAATAATATAAAAAATGATGCTGATTTTGTGAATAAATACCAATATATCGGATTTGATAAATTAAAGTGGTTGAATTATTCACAAGTTTTTTTACATATATTAAGTATTTATAACTTGTTTTCACCCGTTATTAATTTAATGTCACCATTATTTTTATTTATTGTTCCATTTGTACTTTTAAGAAGTATGAGAATTAAAATAACTTGGAAAATGTATAAAAGTATATTAATAACACAACTAAAAAGCAATGCCATTGGACAATTATTTACATCCTTTCATAAAGTTAAAATGAGTCAAAAAGTTTATATTATGTTTTGTGCTGGAATGTATGTTTATAATTTTTATCAAAATATATTGTCATGTTACAGGTTTTACAAAAACGCACATTTTATTACAGAAAACATTTCATCATTAAAGACTTATTTAAGATATACTATTGAAAAAATGAAAATGTATGAAAAAATGATAGACAATAGTAAACAATATAGGAGTTTCAAAAAAGATTTGAATATGAATAGAGAAGAATTGGAAAACTTTTTAAAAGAGATCCAAACTATACCAGATGATTGTACGAATTTTAGAAATTTATTTAAATTAGGAAAAATAATGAAGTATTTTTACACGATATATGATAATTTTGATTTAGATAACATAATGAATTATTCATTTGATTTCAATGGATATATAGATAATATAATTGGAATATATGAATCAGTAAAAAATAAAAAAATAAATAAAACGAAATTCGTCAAAAATGAAACGACTATAAAATATAAAAAACTGTACCACCCTTCTATAGAAAATCCTATAACGAATGATATAGATTTTAGTAAAAATAAAATTATTACAGGACCAAACGCAGCAGGAAAAACAACAATACTAAAAGCTACAATATTGAGTACCATCTTTTCACAACAATTTGGATTTGGATATTTTAAATCAGGAAAAATATCACCTTTCGAACATTTCCATTGCTATATCAATATTCCTGATACATCTGGTAGGGATAGTTTGTTTCAAGCTGAAGCAAGAAGATGTAAAGGTATATTAGATAAGGTCGTAAATAATCCAAAAGATAGACATTTATGTGTATTTGACGAATTATATTCGGGAACAAATCCATATGAAGCTATTAGTTCGGCATACGGATACATTAAATATATAACAAAAAATAAAAATGTGAAGTTTTTATTGACTACGCATTTTATTAGGTTATGCAACTTATTAGATACAGATAAAGATATTAATAATTGTTCTATGAAAACAGTTATAGCGGATGATATTCCCAAATATTATTATAAAATACAAGATGGTATTTCGAAAGTGAAAGGTGGTATAACGGTATTAAAGGAAATAAATTATCCGGAAGAAATTTTAAAAAATTCTAGAATAATTTTAAATAAATTAAATTAAATATTTAAGCTCGTTTAAATATTAAAAGTATTATCTTAAAGATAATTATTATGGAACCCAGACTATTGTTAATATGTTTAGCAACAATTTTACTTAGTAGTATTTTACTATTTATATACTTTAAAAACAGAATTTCTTCAGTAGAGGAAAAGGTAAATGTTATATTTCAATTGGTTCAAAATCATGAACAAAAAAATAAGATAAACATGTATGAAACTTCAAAAGCAAATGAACCACAATACATGCAGAATGAAAACTTAATTGTTGTCTCGGATAATGACAATGAAAGTGACAATGAAAGTGAAAGTGGTAGTGACAGTGATAGCGAGAGTGACAATGAAGACGTCGAAGTTCGTAGCTTAGCAGATGTTGGATTAAATTTAGATTCGGATTTAGTTATAGGGGAAAATATGATAAATGAGGCCCAAATCAAAAAGATAGCTTTAAATTTAGAAGAAAATTTAGAAGAAGTAGGAGAGGTTATATTAACCAAAGAAGGAGACGATGAAGATGATGATGAAGACGATGAAGATGATGAAGACGATGAAATTCAAAGTGAGATAAAACAAACCATTAATTATTCAAAATTTAAGGTGGAAGAATTAAAACAGATGTGTCAAGATAAAGAGTTGGAAAATTACAAATCTTTAAAAAAGGCTCAATTGGTATCATTATTAGAAAATTCGTAAAATATTATAATTTTTTTTTTTTATAATTATAATATATCAATGAGTTGGGGCACTTGCTATTCAGGTTCAAACAATGTTCATTTGGATTATCCGGCATTAATGAGTGATGGGAAAACGTTTACTTTATATAACCCTGCCTGTGATTTAAATAAGAAATTAAAACAAAAAAACGGTATGAAAAATAACTACGAGTACAGACAATTTTTAATTAAAAACGGTGTTTCTTTAATGAATAGAAATAACATATCTTCTTGTAATGAAACGTCCGAATGTGTATTACAAAATACAACAAATGAGAAATCGTATAATAAACATTTATTTAAAAGTTTAAGAGATACTACAAAACCATATGGATATCAAGATTCAGATTTAAAAAATTTGTATTTAGAAAGACAATCACTAAATAGTCAATTTGTTACACCTATTGTAACACAGGATGAATTATTTAAAATTCGGTCAAATCAATAGATATAATTAAATAATATAAAATTATATTTATAAAAATATAACATATATGAAAATTTTAAGCATCGATGTTGGGATAAAAAATTTAGCTTTTTGTCTACTAGAATACAAAAGTGATATTGTTATACATAAGTGGAACTCAATAAATATTTGCGAAGATGAAAAAAAGATATGTAAAGAACTAAAAAAAAAAGACAAAACACCCTGTTTAAAAAATGCGAAATATCATAAAAATGGGAAATTTTTTTGTAAAATTCACGCCAAAAATAGCAAATTTTTTATTCCAACCATCGAAACAAAAGTACTATCAAAAAATATTAATAAAAAAAGAATATCCAATAAGTTACTTAACCAATATATGAGTACTTATTTACCAGAAGTAAATATTAAAAGTAAAGAGGAGAAAATTGAAAAGCTTAAAGAATATTTAGAAAATACTTATTTAGAAAATGTTAAAAGAATAAATATTAACGAGTTAAACATGATAGACTGTGGTATTTTTTTAAAAAAAAGATTGGATGAACATTTTAAAACGGAAAAAATAGATTTAATTTTAATAGAAAATCAAATAGGACCGTTGGCTCTAAGAATGAAAATGCTTCAGGGTATGATTACGCAGCATTTTATTGAAAATAAATTACCCAACATAAAATTTGTAAACGCCAGTAATAAATTAAAAGGATTAACGGAAAAAAAGAAACTAACATACGCTGAAAGAAAAAAATTTGGAATAGAAATAACGAGAAAAATAATAAATGAGAAAAATCTTTTAAATGATTGGGTTGAAATATTTGATAAACATAAAAAAAAAGATGATTTGGCTGATTCATTTTTACAAGCATTGTGGTATATTAAAAATAGGATTCAAAATAAAGAAGCAGATTCAAAATAAAGAAGCAGATCCAAAATAAAGAAGCAGATCCAAAATAATTAAATATAATTTAAAAACTTAAATAATATTTAATGCGTCATACTTAAAATTAAATGTTCTATATTAAACATAATGGATATTCAAGAAATCAATATTAATGAAAAAATAGAAATACCATCTTTAAATGTAATTGAAAAAAACGATTCTGGTTTAGGTGGTCTTAATAAAAATGTAAATTTTGGTCCCGGTGCCGATTTATTAATGAACCCAAATCGTCAAAATAAGAGTGATAATAAAAAAGATTCAAGTGATATTAAACTATCGGACATAAATGAAATATCTTTAGAAGATACAAATAAATCGTCTTTAAAATCTGCCAGAAATAGTTTATTTTCGGGGATTTCGTTACCCAGTGATAAAAACGATAATATTGAAAAAATAAATCTAAATTTCGGCGACGATAGTCAAGATAAATCAAAAAGTTCTTTTAGTACATTTAAAAATAATATTTTAGGGGGAGCTGTCGACAAAAAAGCAAAGATAGAATCAGACGATGGTTTTAAAAAATTCAACGATATACCAGTAAATCCAAATATTAACCCCCCTTCAGAGAAAAAATTATCTGGAAAGGAGCTTCTACGAGAAAAATTCAAGTACTTAAGAATGCTTGAAGTTTTAGAAACGAAGGGGATTAGATTAAGTAAAAAATACTCAATGGATAGTCCTTTAGATGAAATGAAAGGGGAATATGAAACATTAAAATCAGAAAAAGAAAAGGTGAATAGTGTGAAATTTCAGGGAAAAATGCTTATGGCATGTGTATCTGGGTTGGAATTTTTAAATAATAAATTTGACCCTTTCGATTTAAAACTTGATGGTTGGGCTGAATCCGTAAATGAAAATGTCGAGGAGTATGATGATGTATTTGGTGAATTACATGAAAAATATGGTTCTAAAGCTTCGATGGCACCAGAACTTAAGCTTTTGTTTATGCTTGGTGGAAGTGCCGTAATGCTCCATATGACCAACACTATGTTTAAGTCTGCTATGCCCGGTATGGATGATATTATGCGACAAAACCCAGAGCTTATGCAACAATTTACAACGGCGGCAGCGAATACAATGTCCGATAGTAACCCTGGTATGGGAAACTTTATGAATATGATGGGTGGTGGGATGCCTCCTCAAATGCAACCGCCTATGGGAAGTCCTCCCGGTCCACCACCACAAATGAGACAAAAGCCACCAAGAATGCCTCCTTCCTCCAGACCAGATATAGATATGGCGAGGTCAAATGTTAGAGCTAACTTCAATGATGCTGAAAATATGGAATCAAATTTCGCATCGGTAAATGAAAAAAGAAAGGAGATGCGCGGACCAAATGATTTGAGGGATATTTTGACAGGACTCAAAACTAAAAAAATTAATTTGAAGGAAAGTAAAGGACCGGGTAGCACAATAAGTGTAGAAGACTTAAAAGAAATGAAAAATACAGATATGGGTAGACCAAAGAAAAGTAGAAGAAAACCGAAGAGTGAAAGAAATACAATTTCTTTAGAATTATAACTAAATCGTATAAAGAAAAATACATTAATTAGTTATTAATGTATTTATGGATTAACTACTGCTCTATTAACAGCACAAGGAACTTATTCACCCGCTGTGATAGGTTGGGGTAATGTTCCAGCGAATTACACATTAAATTGAAATTTATATAATTAATTATATGAGATTATATAAATCATGGATAGTATTAAAGAAAAAGTAGAAAAAGTTAATTCAAATCGTAAGCGTT